AGCTATTCTGTGACGTTTTACGGCGATTTAACGAGCTTAAAAGATGCGTTTGGTGATGATAGCTTAAAGGATTTAAATTTAAGCGTGTATAGTCAGCCATACAATGGAACAACAGTTCGCACAAGGTTGGTAAATGCAAGTGTATCAGATATTCGTTACCCTTTGATTTCATCTAATAGGTTATGGAGTTATAACATTGGTGCAAATACTGATATAAATAACGTTAATTACCCTATTGTTTATACTGAATTATTCCCAGCTTTAAGAGTAAAAAAGATTTTTGAAGCAATAGAAACAAAGTATAATGTAACATTTAATTCTAATTTCTTTAATCAAAAGTTATTTACAGAATTATTTTTATGGTTAAAGAATGCAAAAACAATGCAAGCATTAACCGAGACATTGCAAGTCACCGTTGATGATTTACAAATAAACGACGGCGGTAGAGTGAATGTAACGACAGATACAGTTGATTTGAGTAATACTGAAGGGGTTATAGTATACGCTCAAGCGAGTGCAAGTGTTGGTACAGCGAAAATATATTTAGACGTTTACATAAACAATAGCTTAAAGGGTACATTTGAGTTAAAAAGTACGGGTACATATAGAGACAATCAAATTTTGCCACAAAGTGTTTTAAGTGGAACAAATATAATGAGCTTTAAAATTAGAGCTTCAGTACCATGTACTGCAAATGTAGTGGGTATAAGAATAGAATTTAGGAAATTGGGACAATCTATTATTGTAGCTGGAGGAGCTGCTGCTCAATTTAGATGCTTAAATAAAACATTTGTACAGGCAACTGTTGACCCAACGGTATATGCTCCTAACATTAAAGTTAGCGATTTCGTAAGTGGTATTTTTAAAATGTTTAATCTAACATGTTATGCTACATCAGTAGACAACTTTCAAGTAGAGCCTTTAGACGATTGGTATAATCAAGGTGCATTAATAGATATTACAAAACACGTTGATACAGACGAGATAATTATTGAACGTCATAAACTTTACAAAGAAATATCTTTTAATTACGAAAAGTCAGAAAGTTTTTTAAATAAAGAATATTTTGACTCACAAACAAATGCACCAAAAGAGTTCGGAGATTATAAAGAAACAAATTCAAATTATGACGGTGGTGAATATAAAATAGACATTCCATTTGAAAATATTAGATTCTCTAAAGAATTAACAAGCAATACATCAGAACCACCTGTTGCGTTTATTCTTAATGAAAAGACAACAACTGACGCGTATGACAATAAACCTATATTGTTATATTTAGATGATCTAAAAACAGGTGTATCATTTTACTTTAATAATGGGTCAAGCACAAGTCAAGTTACTCAGTATATGCCATTAACAAACCAAACAACATATAATAACGCTATATATTCAAATCATTTTGCAGCTGAGGGAAGTCCATTTGACGCTACTTACATTACAAATACATTGTACTCTCAATATTACGATAGCTATTTAAAAAACTTGTACAACCAAAAAAACAGAATTACAAATGTTAAAGCGTTATTCCCTATTTCACTACTTACAAGCCTAAAGTTAAATGATAGGTTAATTATTCGTGACAAACGTTATATCATTAACGAGATGAAAGTAAACCTAACAACAGGTGATGTAGATTTAGCTTTGATAAATGATTTTAGACCAGTGGTTAATATTAATTTACCCGTTGTAGCTGCGAGTGGTGGCGTTGTTCAAGTTGCTTTATTCATTGGAAATAACAACACTTATGCTGGCTTTTCGTGGTTTTCTTCGGGTGGCACGGTAACGTACACAGAAGACACTTTGGTTGATTTAACTATCCCCGCCAACACGTCAGGTTTTCCAACTTATTACAATATTTACAGAGACTTTGAAGTTTACGCAACAATTTATCAAGATGCTTAATACAATTATACAACTATTGAAGTCGGGAGATTTCTACGGTCAAAGCGAGATTATCGACATCGCTAAAGGGAAATATAAACTTACAACTTCGGTTCGTGAAAGCTACAAACAGGCCAAACGTGAGTTATACTTAAAACAAGCTACAACATGGCAGAAAAGAAAATAATTGAATTAGAGGTTAAGAATAATTTAGGCTCGCTAAAATCACAATTAAGAGAGGCACAAGCGGAAGTTGCAAAGTTATCGGAACAGTTCGGTGTGACTTCTAAACAAGTGATTGAAGCCGCTAAAAGAGCTGCGGAATTAAAAGATAGAATTGAAGACGCCAACGACACTATACAATCATTTAAAGGAGAGGGAGCATTTTTAGCCGCAGGCAAAGCTATTAATGTGGCATCGAGTGGAATAGCTTCATATCAAGGAGCGCTTGGTCTTTTAGGTGTTGAAAGTGAGAAAGTTCAAGAAACTTTGTTAAAAGTTCAGAGTGCAATGGCTTTAACTCAAGGTCTTGCAGGTTTAGAAGACGCTGGTCGTGCATTTACTCAATTAGGAGCAGTAATAAAAAACCAAGTTGTAACAGCCTTTGCCACATTAAAAAGTGCAATGATGACAGTAGGAATTGGTTTAGTTATTGCTGCAATTGGTACTGCTATTTATTTAATGGATAAATACAACGATGAAATAGAGGATAATATTCAAAAGCAAAAAAGATTAAATGAAGAAAATAAAAAATATGCTGAACAATTAGGTCAAGTTGCTGAAGCAAGACAAAAGGAACGTAACGCATCAAAAGGTGGTTTAGACGATAAAGAAAGAGAGTTACAATTACTAAGAGCAAGAGGTGCGACTGAATCAGAGATTTACAAAAAAGAAAAAGAAATAATAAACAAGCGGATATTCGACCAAAATGTTTTGTTTAATACGTTTATAGGAAATAACGAAGCTGAAAGACAAAAAAGATTAGAGGCTCAAAACAACCTTAAAAATTTATACTCTGAGTCTAAGTCTTTAGATGCATCTTATAACAAAACTCTTTCAGATGCACAAAAAGAAAGATTAAAAGAACAGCAAGAAACTAACAAAGAATTGCTAAAAGCACAAATTGAGTTACAAAATGAAGTTAGTAGAATAAACGCTCAAGCACGCAACCAAGCATTAACGGAATTAGAGCAAGCAAATACTGAAGCAAACGACAGAAGGTTAAGCATACAACAAAAAGAAGTGCAAGACGTAAACGATAAGTACTTTAGATTAATTGAGTTAGCTAAGCAATATAATGAAGATACTAAATCATTAGAGCAAGCACAACTTGAAGAACTTGATTTGATAAGGTCAAAGTACAATCTAAAAGAAATTGAGGATAAAAACAATTTAATTTCAGAAATTGAAACGGTTGAAAACGCTTATTTTGATTCATTAAAAACAAGACAGGATTTAGAGGTACAAGCGGTATCTGACAAGTATTTTAGATTGATTGAGCTTGCAAAACAAAACGGAGAGGATACTAAAATTTTAGAGCAAGCACAAGCGCAAGAAATAGCAAAAATAAAATTAGATGCTGAAAAAGAATTGAACGCAAAGAAAGTTCAAATGACACAACAATCTTTTAGTATTATTCAAGGTGTTGCTGACTTATTCGCTCAAGGTAATGAAGAAGACCAACGTAAAGCATTTCAATTAAACAAAGCGGTAAACATTGGTCAGGCAATTATGAACACTGCTCAAGGTGTGACTGCTGCATTAAGTGGAGGTGGAAACCTTGGTAAGGTTGCAACGGGTTTGAACTTTGTTGAAGCTGGTTTAATCGGTACGATTGGAGCTTTGAACATTGCAAAGATAGCTAACACACAATTTCAAGGTGGCAACAACGCAGGAGGAGGCAACACACCAATAGCAACAGCGCCACGTACACCAAGCTTTGATATTATCCAAGCGCAACCACAAATGCAATTAGGAGCATTGCAACAACAACCTATTAAAGCTTATGTAGTAAGTGGTGAAGTATCAACAGCGCAAGCTTTAGACCGTAATAGGGTGAGAAATGCAACATTTTAATCAATTCTAAGTTATAAAGATATGCAGAACATAGAGCTAACAATTAAAGACGATGAACAAGGGGTTTTCGCAATTTCATTAGTTGACAAGCCAGCAATTGAGGAGGATTTTATTTTTCTAAGTGAGATTAGTGTGGAGTTGCAAGTTGCCAACGATGAAAAGAGGGAAGTTGTGGGGCTTGCATTAGTGCCTAACAAACAGATTCTAAGACGTATTAAAGACAAAGAGTTTACGATATCATTCAGTGAAGAAACGATAGCGAAAGTACAAGAATTGTATTTGAAAAAGAATTACAATAACAACGTAACGGTTGACCATGAGCATAGCGTTGAAGGTGTTAGCTTAATTGAAAGCTGGATCGTTGAAGATGAGAAATACGATAAATCTAACCTATACAAACTTAATGCGGTTAAAGGTAGTTGGGTTGTTAAAATGAAAGTTTACAATGAAGAAGTTTGGCAACAAATCAAAGATGGTAAATTCAAAGGGTTTAGTATAGAGGGTAAGTTTGATGGGTTAGACCAATTACAAGCTGAAAGTCATGAGGATATAATAAACGAAATAAAGGAACTTTTAAAATCAATATAAAATGGGAGTAACAATAATTGACAACACGCAAACAATTAACAACGCAACATGGAAGGTGCAACCTGACGTCATCACGGATGAAACAGGGATAGTTAAGGAAGACGGAACAATCCATTTTTATAATGGAAAGTTAAAATATCATTCAGGTGGAGTGATTAAAGAAGTCGGAGTAGGTACTGATTTTGCTATTTCGGTTAAGGATGTTATTACTACTTTACCCGTTGCTTACTCTACGAGTGGAGACCGTTTTTTATACATTAATTCTTTGGGTGGGATTGTTGAGTGGAATGGGGATTTTTGGGAATACGTGTTTCAAAATGGTACAACTCCTATCGGCACATTAGTAATTAATACAAAGAATAACGTTACTTACAGATGGAGCGGCTCAGCATGGGACGTGTATAGTTCACAGACTTCAGTGTCAACTCCAGTAATTGATATTATCACTACATTGCCAGTATCTTATGCTACAACAGGAGATAAATTTTTATATATAAATTCTCTCGGAGGTGTTGTTGAGTGGAATGGGGATTTTTGGGAGTATGTATTTCAAAACGCAACTACGCCAACAGGTACATTAGTAATCAACACAAAAAATAATGTTACTTACAGATGGAGCGGTTCAAGTTGGGATGTATACAACTCACAAAAAGTACTTGATTTAACATTGTCACGCAAAACTGATTCTTACACTTTAGTAGCTGCTGATAACGGTCAAGTAGTTGAAATGAACAAGGCAACAGCTAACACTTTAACTGTACCTTCTGGAGTTTTCACGGCGGGTCAACAAGTTTTAATCACTCAATACGGAGCAGGACAAACTACGATTGTTGGATCGGGTGTAACGTTAAGAAGTGACGGAGGTAAATTGAAAATCAATAGTCAATATACAATGGCTACGATTCTGTTTATTTCTGCTACGGAGGCGTATGTAACGGGTAATTTAGCATTATAATGAGCTTAATACCTTCGTTTATAAGGTTTAAAGAAGTCACTACCGCATTGGATAGTGACTCTTTATTTTTACAACCTATTGATAGTGACATACCTAAAAAAGTATCGTTGTCAAATTTTACGACCTATTTAGGTGACGAAGACAACGGGATTCTATTTGGTGGTACAGGTGCCGATGAAGATGTTTACAAGATAATAGGCGGTGTTGGTACAAGTATTAATTCAGATATATACAATTTATGAGCGATATAACAAAACGAATTATAATAAAAAAAGGCAGTGGTATTGCGACCGTGCCATCAAGCTCAGACCATAGGGATGGTACGTGGTTAGCTACTGATATTTATGAAGGTGAGTTCTATATGAACACTGTTAACGGTAAGATATACACACGTACAGCAAGTGGCATTGAAGAGATTATTTACGATGTTGCAGACTTTGAAGTGTTAGCAAATAAAGCGACTGATTTCACTACTATAAACAACACTAAGTACCCAACAACTCAGGCAGTAGAGAATCAAATTGATGCTAAATTATTAGCTGAGAACTATTGGATTGTAGGAAGTGCAGAAATTGCAAGGGGTTACAGAGCGCAACATAATTCAACAACGGTTTTATCTGAAAATATTGCGGTTGGTACTTTGCAAGGTACAGCAACAGCAGTGGCAGTATCAAACACTTCTATACTAACTAAAAAAACAAGGTTAAAAATTGGTGTTTCAACTCCTGCGTTAAACGGTATTTGTGGTTATAGGTCAACAAGTGCGTTTAACATTGTGGGTACAGGATGGAAATTTTGTGTAGGTTTTGGTGTAAGTGACACTGGTTTTAACACAAACGCGCGTCAATTTTATGGGATGACAGCAACAACAGCATCTTTAGGGATTTCTTCTACTGTTACAGTTGAAAGTTTGTTAAATATTATTGGTATTGGTTCGGATGCTTCTGACACTAATTTACAAGTATTTCATAACGATGGTTCAGGTACTGCTACAAAAATAGATTTAGGCTCAAACTTTCTTGCAAATAGAACAAGTGGGGCGGTTGCTACTGATTTCTTTGTGTTTGAAATGTATAACCCATTTGACTCTATGAACGTTTACTACAAAGTTACTTCTTTAGAAAATAACGTGACAGTTGAGGGTACAATCACAACTAATTTACCAAGTGATACTACACCGATAACTATGCAGGCGTGTAGGACTTCGGGAGCGTCTTCAAACGCTTGCAGTTTTGATATTAGTCAATTAACCTTAAATTGTTTATCATGATAGAGGTAATAACAGAAGTAAGGGGAGCTTACACGTATGTAGAGAGCATCTATTTAAATATAATCAGAGTTGGTAATGAGGTTTTGAATGCTGATGTAACAGCAGAAATAACAGCACAAGAAACTATCATTAATGATTATATCTAATTTACAACAAAGACCCTAAAAAAAGGTTATTTAATTATGAATGAAGTCAAGTACATTTTAGAGCAAATCAGGAAGACGAAAACAATAGTGCTAATTATAATCCTACTTGCCTTCATTCTTTTTTATTACAAACCATTGGTTACGCAAGTAGTGACAAAGAAAATTGAAAGTGTTGACGAGGTGAAAAAAGACATTAACAACAATGTTTTAATTCAACAAATGCTAAATGAATTGATGATAAAATATAATGCTGATAGGGCTTATATATTTCAATTTCACAATACTATTAAATACTACGATGGTACGCACAGAAACCACCAATCAATGACATTTGAAGTTTGCAATAATGGTATTAGTTCGGAAGCGCACAATTTACAAAACATTCCTGTTAGCTTGCACCCAATGTTTTTGCAAGAAGTAATGTTGGAAAGAATGAATTATTGTGATGTTCGTGATATTGAGGAGCATTCAACAAAATTAGCGTTATTAAAACAAGGGATTCAATCAATTATAGCAGCTCCATATTTCAAAGATGGAAATTTTGTCGCTTACATTGGTTTAGACTTTGTAAAATCGCAAAAACAAGAAGAAATAGATTTTGAAAAATTTAAACGATTTACTAATCAAATAGGAAACATTTTAATGTTATGAGAAAAGGAGGTAAAAAAGGGTGCCAATGTAAAGATGGCACGTATTCAAAAGAATGTTGTGACGGTCAATCGCAAGGCATTGGAAGTACAGAGCAACATACAATTAGTAATGTAACCCAAACAAATGTAGTTAGGCAAATTACAACAACAAATGGTTAATTAAGTTATTAAAGAAAAAAGTTATGAATAAAGAAATAAAAGACGCGTTGAAGACTATCAAGACATTTCTTGGAATGGAGGTGAAGTTGGAGCAAATGAAGTTAGTAGATGGTAACACGGTAATCGAAGCAGATTCTTTTGAAGCTGGTGCAAGTGTTATGATTGTAGTATCTGAGGGTGAACCTATTCCTTTGGAAGTTGGTAAGTACGAACTTGAAGATGGTCGTTTACTTATCGTTGAAGAAAAAGGAATGATTGCAACGATTGAAGAGATGCCAAAAGAAACTGAGGAGGAGGAAATACCTGTTGAGGCTGATGTAACTCCAGAAGTTGAAGTTAAGCAACCTAAAAAAGTTGTGTCAATCACTGAGCAACACTTTTCTGAAATGGAAGCAAAGATTGCAGACCTTGAAACTAAGTTAGCGTCAATGACTCCTGAAGTAGTTGAAGAACAACCAACGGATGTAATTGAATTTAGCGCAGAGCCTAAACCAATTCAATTCAACCCTGAAAACGTAAAGACAATTGAACACGTTGATTTAGCAATGAATGCTCCAAAGTCTTTAAGAGATAGAATTTTAGAAGAAGTATATAACAACAAATAAACAAATAAAAAATGGCTACAACAGTTAACATTTCAACTTCATACGCTGGGCAAGATTCCAAACTATGGGTAAAAGCTGCTTTATTAAGCGGTAACACATTAGCAAATGGAGGTATGACAATCGTTCCAAACATTGCTTACAAAACAACAATGCATAAATTAAGCACGGACGACCTATTGAAGGACGCTACTTGTGATTTTACTGCACTTTCAACAGTTACACTTTCTGAAAGAGATTTGACCTTAGAGCCATTCCAAGTTAATTTACAATTATGTAAAAAAGACTTTTTAGCTACATGGGAGGCTGAAGAAATGGGATTGTCAGCTAATAAAGTTTTAGCTAAATCTTTCGTTGATTATTTCTTAGCGTATATCACTGAGAAAGTTGCTTCATCTGTTGAGGTTTCTATTTGGAGAGGTGCAACAGGGACAACAGGGCAAATTAACGGTATTGCTACATTATTAGCTGCGGATGCTGCTTTACCAACTGCGAATGAAGTTGCTGGTTCTTCTGCTATTTCTGCTGCATCTACCGTAATTGCTGAATTAGGTAAAATTGTAGACGCTATTCCTGCTGCGTTATACGGTTCACCTGACTTGAAAATCTACATTCCTCAAGGTGTTGCTAAGGCTTATGTTAGAGCTTTAGGTGGTTTCTCAGTGGCTGCTACATCAAATTCGGGTACAGATGCTAAGGGAACACAATGGTACAATGGTGGTGCTTTAACTTTCGATGGTATTCCATTATTTGTAGCTAACGGATTAGCTGCTAACACTGCTATCGCTGCTGAGACTTCAAACTTGTTCTTTGGTTGCGGACTTTTAAATGACACGAATGAAATCAAATTATTGGACATGTCAGAAATCGACGGTAGCATGAATGTAAGATTTGTTATGAGAGCTGGTATGGCAGTTAACTATCATTCAGTTTCGGATATCGTTACTTACAATATTCCTAACTCAGCTAACTAATTAATTAGCTAACAGATAACGTGGGGAGGTGCTTCAAGTCCCTCCCCTTTTTTTTTAAAATTTAAAACTTTAATCCATGGCATGTAACTTAACCATAGGACGTCAAGAGGTTTGTAAAGAAACGGTTGGAGGGCTCAAAGCGGTGTACTTCATCAATTTCCAAATACTACCGGCAGACGTTACTTTCTCAAATGACTTAATCACAGCGATTGTAAACGTTGATAACTTGTATAAATATGAGTTGAAGTCTAACGAAAATGTATTTGATCAGGAGATTGTGACAAGTCGTGAGACTGGTACAACTTTTTTCCGTCAAACATTGACAATTAAACTAAAAAAACAGGACACTACAACCCACAAAGAAATTAAACTTTTGGCTTATGGTCGTCCACACGTACTGGTGGAGAATAACGCTGGACAATTCTTTATGATGGGATTGTTTAGAGGGGCTGACTTAACAGCAGGTAGTATCAATAATGGCGGGGCGCTTGGTGATTTTAGCGGTTACAGTTTGACCTTCGTTGCCGAAGAAAAACTACCAGCACCATTTACCGACATCGCAGCGGCATCGAGTATAGTAGCAGATTGTTTCACAGGGGCAAACATCGTAACATCGTAATATCATGGCATGTAATATAACACACGGAAGAATAGAGCCATGCAAGGACGCAATGGCAGGATTACGCAATGTTTACTTCATCAATGAGAATGTAGACCCAGCTTTTATTTTTAAGGATAGTGGAGGTGGTTTATGGGTAGTTGACTCTGCGCCTGATGAGGAAATTGAAGTTGTAAATTATATCGCGAATCTTTATAAATTTGAGTTAAAGTCTAACGAAAATGTTTACGACCAAGAAATCGTTTCATCACGTGAAGCAGGCACAACTTTCTTTCGTCAAACATTGACTATTAAGTTGAAAAAACAGGACATTGCTACGCATTTAGCGGTTAAGACGTTATCTTATGCAAAACCGAGAATTGTTGTAGAGAATAACGAAGGACAATTTTTCTTAATGGGTATGTTTAGAGGAGCAGATTTAACTGCTGGTTCGATTAACAATGGCGGAAATATGGGTGATTTTACAGGATATTCCTTGACATTCACCGCCGAGGAGCTACTCCCAGCACCATTCTTACAATTAGGACTTGGTTCTATTCGTTTAGATACAAATGGGGCCCCAATAACTTTTCCTAACTTTGTAACAAGTTAATATTAATTAATACAATTAAGAGGGTAGTTTAATCGCTACCCTTTTTTTTTGCAACAAAAACACTAATTTTTAGTTATACTATTAATGATAGTATTAACGACATCCACATCACCGCAAACGGTTTATTTCATACCTCGTGAAGGCACGGGGAATTCAGATAAGATATTCTTAACCGACGAACAGACAAACGTCACCACAACGATTAATATCACTACCTACGCAACGGGTGACTATTACCACACAGCGACTGCTACATTTGGATTGATTGAAGGGCATACGTATATTTGTAAGATTGGAAAAACAAACGATATTCGATTTTATGGACGTGTTTTTTGTACAGACAATCCAAGCTCAAATTTTACACAAACGGTAACAACCAACGAATTTATTATATATGAATAATAACATTATACAACTATCCTCATATACTGCCCCTGTCATTGTTGAGAATAACAAGAATGAGTGGGTCGAATATGGTGAAGACAATAACTACTATCAGTTTTTAATTGACAGATATAGCAATTCAGCAACGAATAACGCCGTAATTAATAACATTTGTCGATTAATATTCGGTCAGGGGTTAACGGCTACTGATAGCGCAATGAAACCAAACGAATGGGCGCAACTATTATCTATATTAAAGGAAGACGATTTAAGGCGTATAATCTTCGATTTGTACGCACTTGGTCAATGCGCCTTGCAGGTTCACTATGACAAAGGACATAAGGCGATTACAAGGGCTTTCCACACGCCTATACAATTATTAAGACCTGAGAAGTGTAACCAAGATGGTGACATTGTAGGATATTTCTATTCTGACAATTGGAGCGACCCAAAGAAGTATGTGCCTAAACGATTCGATGCGTTCGGAACGTCAAAAAAAGAAGTTGAAATCTTGTACTTAGCACCTTATAGTGCGGGTATGAAATACTTTTCAAACGTTGATTATCAAGGTGGGATTGATTACGCATTACTTGAAGAGAAAATAGCTGAATACCTTATAAATGAGGTTAGTAACTCATTCGCTCCCACCAGTATCGTAAATTTTAATAATGGTACTCCAACCGACGAGATGAAGGATGAGATATCTGCATCTGTTATTGGTAAGCTTACAGGGTCAAAAGGTAAGAAAGTAGTAATATCATTCAACGAAAACGAAGCTACTAAAACAACAATTGACACTGTACCTTTGAACGATGCGCCAGAACATTACCAATATTTGTCAGATGAATCTACCTTCAAAATATTACGCTCTCACAACGTTACTACTCCTTTATTATTTGGGGTATCGGTTGCCACAGGATTTAGCTCAAATGCTGATGAGATGAAAACAGGAGCTTTGCTGTTTGAGAATATGGTAATTAAGCCAAAACAACAAATGATAGTTGAAATGATTAAAAAGATACTATCGTTTAACGGTGTATCACTTAACCTTAGATTTAAAACTTTGAACCCTTTACAAGGTGATGAGCCACAACCCGTACAAGAGGTTAAGATGAGCGCACAGGATGAGTTAGACGTTGCGAAATATGGTGAAGACATAGATTTAAATGAGTGGGTGTTGATTGATAGTCACGAGGTAGATTATGAGCTTGAAGAGGAATTGGATGAGCAATTACGCAAACTAAACGAGCCTACTAAATTATCTAAGGTTTTGAACTTAGTAAAAACAGGGACGGCACGACCTAACACAAAGAGCTTACAAGATGGTGAAATCTTTAAACATCGTTACAGATACGTTGGTGAAATAACTGATAAGTCTCGTTTGTTTTGCAGAAAAATGATTGAAGCTAACAAGGTTTACAGAAAAGAGGATATTGTAAGAATGAGTAGTGAGGTTGTTAACGAAACAAGAACTCGCAAAGATGGTACAGTTGGTGGTTTTGGTCCACGTGGGGCAACTACTTATGATATATGGCTATATAAGGGCGCAGGAGCATGCGGACATAAATGGGTGCGTGAAACTTACTTAAGAAAGTCAGATGCTAACTCACCTTTGGCAAAGAAGTTTACACCATCACAAACTCGCAAACTTGGTGAAATTGCACCGACAAACGATAAACGAGTTTATACAAGACCAATTGATATGCCGAATAAAGGATTTTTACCAAAATAATAAGACATGGCAGAAGCACTATTAATATCTAAAAAAGACTTGCAGGAATACACCTCTTTGAACGCTAACACAGACGTTGACAAAGTGATTCAATTTGTACTTGTAGCACAAAATATTTGGATTCAACAATACACGGGCACAAAGTTATTGGATAAGATTAAAACGGACATTACCAACAACACGCTTGCGGGTAATTACATAACGCTTGTACGCTCATATCTAAAGCCTATGTTGATACATTTCACAATGGTTGAGTATCTACCGTTTTGCGCTTACACTATTTCAAATAAAGGGATATATAAGCACCAATCAGAGAATAGCGAAATCGTATCGAAAGAGGAAGTTGATTACTTAATTGAAAAAGAAAAACGCATTGCAGAAAGTTACTCGCAACGTTTTCTTGATTATATTTGCAAGAATAATAGTTTATTTCCAGAGTATACAACCAACGAGAATGGCGATGTATATCCGCAACATAATAACTATTTAACTAATTGGTATTTATGAAGAAAAAAAAAGAGTACAAACCAAAAGAGGAAAACATAATTAAACTTAAAATATATTTAAATGATATTAGCAAACCACGGGATTGTAAGTAGTAGCGGAGGTGAAATTAGTTACGATGCGGACGCACTTGCATTTATGACAGCTGCATCAATTACCGACAACACGCAAAAAACAGCGATTAACACGCTTGTAACTGATTTAAAAGGTTATAACATTTGGACTAAAATGAAAGCATTATATCCATTTGTAGGAGGTAGTGCATCAAGTCATAAGTTTAATTTAAAAGACCCACGTGACTTAGATGCTGCATTTAGATTGACATTTAATGGTGGATGGACTCATTCAAGCTCGGGAGCTTTGCCGAATGGGACAACTGGATGGGCAACTACATACTTTAACCCAACCACACAATTATCAACACAATCAAGTAACCACTTATCTACTTATTTACGTACCAATATTGATGAACTTTCAGTTGATATGGGTTCATTTTCCTACCTAGGGTTAGGTTACGATATTGCATCTCGTTATTCTAATGTACTTTATTCATTTAATGGTATTCAAAATGATTATGTATCATTTGCTAATACTGATTCAAGAGGTTTATTTATTAATACTAGAACTGGTAATAATGTACATAAAATATTGATAAATGGGGTAATTATAGGTACTAATACTAATAATTTCCAATTACTCCCAAATACCAACATTGCATTAGCAACAAGATACAATGTAGCTACAGGTTTACCTCAAACGTACTCATCAAAAGAACAAGCTTTCGCATCAATCGGAGATGGTTTATCAGACACAGAAGCAGCAAACCTCTACACAGCAGTTCAACTTTTTAACACAACTTTAAATCGTCAAGTATAATGAAAGTAAGACAATTAACTTTAGAACAAAAAAACCAATTAGTAGGGCAAACCTATGATGGTGTGCAGTATTTCAATCCGACTTTAGATGCGGATGGAAATTGGTTTATATCTAATGAAGAATTTTTTAACTGCACAACAGCGGCGTTATTTGGTTGGATGTTGCCAGAAATTGATTATAATCCTGTTGCAGTTACATTCCCATGAAGCGTAAATACTACGAGGGGCAACAACTAAACGGTAAGATAGTAGCCACAATTTGGCACGATTCAAGTAATTATTTAATAAAATTTACAGATGGAAGTTTTCAAGAATTTAAGAAATAGATGGAACGCACCGACACCAAACTTTTGGAAAAAAGTACAATCAGTAGGAATAGTTATCGGAGGGTTAGGTGCAGTATTCGTTGCGCCTCCTTTCGGACTTACATTAGTAGGAGGTTATATGGTTGCCGTTGGTTCGGTAGCAGGTGTTTTATCACAATTGACAATAGATGACCAACGTTAAGAGCTACACGGACAAACAGATACTCGATAGGGTTAAAAGTTTAAAATCCTTCAAAGGTATTCCGCAAGGGTATTGGATAGTTGGTGTACGAAGTGAAGAGGACGCACCTAACAAATACGATGACAAATTTTATTTGTTCAACGGTGAGCAATTCGTAAAGGTTGTTACAGGAACAACAAACCCCGGAACACCAATCTTACAAGGTGGCTATCTTAAATACAATCGAGTAGGTGCTGCTGTTGTTAAAGCTGATGAGGTTTATTACGATGTTTGGAAGTTTGGTTTACATCAAGGTAAGATGCCTGCACTTCGTCAAGTAGGAAACTTTATTGTATACCGTGACGGAGATAAAGATGGGAAGAGTGAAGAGATAGGGGCACCAATTACGGGTAGTGGTTATGGTATTAACTTTCACAGCATATCAAATGATTTGTCAGTTAGATTGGTTGGCGAGAATGTAGGTAATTATTCAGCAGGTTGCCAAGTGGTAAATAATGTAGAGCAGTACCGAATGATAATAAATCTGGTTAAAAATCAAAATCATGTTACCTATTGTTTATTAAAAGAATTTTAGTATCTTTACTATTGTGTTTTAGGCGGTTAAGAAATTAATCGCTTTTTTTTTTGCTCAAAAGTTTGGTGTATTCATAATTAATATATATATTTGCTATATAATTAAAAACATAAACACAATGAAAACAGCAGATTTAATTGCAAGCCAAATATCAGAAATACGTGAAAAGGTTGGCTATGGTAACAGATTAGACAAAGTAAAATTTTCTGAAGAGTTAGTAACCGAAGCGCAAAAGGTAGCAGGCGAAAACTATTTATTCATTCTTAAAATAATGGGACATGAGGCACGCTAATTATTTAATCGCAATGTTAATCATTGCTTTAATCGTAGGGTTCGTTAGATACGAAATCGGAATATCACAAGCTATTTGGAGCGGAATAGCAATGTTTGGTTTAGTAACTGTTATATATTTTGATCATGAAAAAGATAATAAATAAAATATTCAACGTTGATACGTTAATCATGCCATCAGACGTTGAATTTACAAAGATTGATAGTGATAGTGTTTACGCATCATTTGAAGAGCTTAGAGAGCGTTTATACATCAACGACGGACTTGTTTATAGCGAAGAGGGTGACCGCATTTGCACTACAATGGAGTTAGAGCAATTTGATGAATTTGCAGAACTAAACAAATGTATTACGTGTGGCGGTTCGGGTGAATACATGGTTACTGATTACGACCAAGACGCACCATTTCAAAACATACTAATAAATTGCTATTGTGAGAAGCCCTTCGAACTATAATTATATCTACGACCGTGTGCGTAACATGCTCGAAGCTGGATGGATTCAGTTAGACATAGCAAAACATTTAAACGTACCCGTTGCGGTTGTGGGTCACGCAATCGCAACGTACGAAGGAAAAAAATACATAACAAGTCTTTATTTTGGGCACAAAAACGAGGCGTACAACACTGAAGATTATGAATATCAAGCACCTACTTTTGATGAGCTTTCTGACGATGAGCAATATATCTATCGGTCAATTGAGCATACAGCAAATCAAGGCAAAGAAGATTAAACACCCCGAAATCGTATACGCACAATACCGACTTGAAACAGGCAACGGGAAGAGTAAAGGATTTAAAGAGTATAACAACGCGTTTGGATTTACGTTAAAAGGTAAATTAATGCGATTTAAGAACGTTTCAGAGTGCGTGGAGTATTACAAGGCTTGGCAGGATAAAAGATACGTTAAAGGGGATTATTATGTATTCTTGCAAAAAATAGGATACGCAGAAGAGGAGGGGTATATTCAACTATTAAAACAATTTTAAAATGAAAGTACTAAATTTATATGCTTGTTTGGGGGGGAACCGTTACAAATGGGATGAAGTCGCAAAAGAAAAGGGGATTGAAATTGAAGTTACAGCAGTTGAATTAGACCCCGAAGCAGCTCGGTTATATCAAGAAAGATTCCCAAATGATAAAGTAATAATTGCAGATGCGCATCAATATTTATTAGGCCATTACAAAGAGTTTGATTTTATTTGGAGTTCACCACCTTGTCCAACGCATAGCAGACTTTGTATAAGCAATAAAAATAAAATAGCTATGAAATATCCTGAGATGAGTTTATATCAAGAGGTTATTTTTTTAGAGAATTTTTTCACTGGAAAATATGTAGTTGAAAATGTAATACCATACTATGAGCCTTTAATAACTGCACAAAAAAGAGGTAGACATTTATACTGGTCAAATATTAAACTTCCTACAAATATAAATGAAAGACCTACAATAGGAATTTCAACAGCTAAAAATGAAGTTAAAAAACTATGTGAATTTCATGATTTTGATTTTTACAAATACAAAGGAAGTCAACCAATAAATAAAATGGCTCGTAACTTAGTAGACTATGAAGCAGGGCGCACAATCTTTGAAGTCGCTTTAGGTGTATATAACCCAAATAAAAATACTAACCAATTAACAATGTTTTAAAATGAAAAAGATAATTATAGCAGCATCTTTGCTAATGGTCGGATGCGCTAAAGAGGAAGTAAAAAAAGAACCTATTAAAGATTGTAATTGTGACAGGATAGTTAGAGTATTGCCAGGTTTTGATATAATAGGCCAAAACGGACAGATACACCATTCAGGAGGTGCGATAACCATAAACGATTGTTCAGGTGAACAAAGGAAGTTTGGAAATGGAAACGGTACATCTGAATTTAGTCAGAAAGTAGGTGAGTGCTACAATTGGTAACCCACAGAGCTTCATCAATGACACTCTGTCAATAATTAACCGACCTAACAAGTCGGTTTTTTTTTGATTCGTAAAAAAGTAAAAATTACATAAATAATTATTTCGGTTTTTATCCTTTCATTATCAGTGTTTTGAAACAAAAAATAAAAAATCCAAGTTATATCGCCCTTAGTAGTAGTAGTAAAACATTTATTTTTTTTCTGAAAAAAAAGTTGACATTTTTACGTTTTGATTATAATACATTGACCAACAATACGTTAGCACCGAAAAAAACCGTAAAAATGACATTAAAAAATATTTCTAATTTTTCTTATTTAGACTCAATATAAATTAACATTATAGTGTATTTAATTAAAATAATTGTTTATATTTGCACTATAATTATAGTAGTGGTAGCTATATTAAGAAACTTATTAAATTCCTCGAGTTGAAGTGACTACCACCACGGATACTCGGGGTTTTGTTTTTTATGAACAATTTTACATTTGTAAGGAGGGCAACTCCAAAAGACCTTGACATTAGAAAGTCGAGAATTGAAAAGAGTCAAAACAAAGCAACACTTGACCAACTTCAAAAGATTTCTGATTTAATTATCAAAGTTCATAATTCATACTATGAAGATAAATTAAACGAATTCATTAACAAAGTTACTTTACAAGAAGAAGAGCAGAACTTAAAGTTTAAAACTAACACTGACAAGTTCAACAGAATGGTTGAAACGATAACATCAGGAGTTAAACCAACTTTAAAATGTAATTGTATGGGTGATTTAATGTACATTAATAGCACATACCAAATGATTGGTTGTACAAATTATAGAGATGTTAACTTTGAACATTTTAAAATGTACAAGCCACAACAATACAATAGTGAATGGACATTAGAAAAAAAGATTGAAGAGTTCCAAGTTTCTAAACATTATTTATCTGATATTTGCAAAGCATTATCAATAAAAGTAAAAGCTTCTGACTTATATGAATTCTTAATCTTAAACAAGATTAAACTTCATAGAGAAGATATAAATAGAGAATTCTTTTACACTGCAAGAAATGCTCAAGAGCTATCAAGAAAAAGAGAAGATTTAATCTATTCAGAACTTTCTAAAAAATATGATAGGCTTGAAAAACAATTAGTGATAGCTTATCAATATTCTTATGAGAATTTTATTAGATTCGCAATTCCTGATGTTATTGTTTTTGATGATAAGAACATAATTGTCTATGAACAAAAGAAATCAATAGAAAACATTAACTTGTTACAAACAGAATTGTATGTTGAATTGATTAAGCAAATGGTAGATGATTCTTATACGGTACTTGTAAAGTATGTTATTGAAGAAGATTATACATTTATGCCTGAATTTGTAAATAAACATGAAATATTAACCTTAAATACTTTATAATGATGATTGATTTTGCTTATGATTTATTAAATGAGGGATTGAATCCTTTACCATTAAAATCAAATAAAGCTCCAATGCTTGAAAAAGGTCATAACTACCTTTATGAAAAAGTAAAAGAAGATGACGTTGAAAAACTATTTAAACAAGCTGAGAAGATCGGGATTGCTTGCGGTTTAGTTTCTGATGGTTTTTACTGTATTGATTTCGACTGTCATAATGGAGAGGACGTTGGAGCCATATATTCTGATTTTATAGATATACCTTTTGTTTATTCATTACTTGAAGAGGGTAAACTTTCTGTTTATAAAACAATGGGAGGAGGTTTTCATATTTATTTCAGATATACAAAAGACGTTTTAAAAGGCGATGTTTTCTCGTATTGGGAAACTAAATCTGTAATGATTGAAATACGTGGTAATGGTCAATATTGCGCTTGTTATCCAAGTGATGGATATACTCATTTAACAGGAGTTGAATATTTAAAACTAACTGAAA